TCGGTGACGGCACTACCGCATGGAACAGCTTAGACTATATAGCCAACGACATCGCACTCAACGATCTGTCAGATGTAGTGCTGACCAGTCCAACTAACGGTCAGGTTTTAAAATATAACGGAAGTAATTGGGTTAACGGTACAGATTCAGGAAAAACTTATACTGTTTCAGCTACCACAGCTACAGGTGGTGCTAATTTAACTCTAACTGACAGCGACACTGTTGCTGACAGCGTAAAACTAGCAGAAGGTACAGGCATACAGATCACTAGAACTGATGAAGATACTATCACAATCACCAATACACAGACCGAACTTAATACTACCTATGCTATCAGCGCAGAAACTGGCGTCAGCGGAGTATCTTTGCGCCTAACGGGCAGCGATGCCAGTACCGATGATGTGCTATTAGTTCCTGTTGGTGCGGCAGGTATTACAAGAACCGATGCTAATACTATAGAAATTTCTGCTACTAATACAGACACAACCTATGCCATAACAGCCACTACAGCTACAGGGGGTGCTAACCTACGCATGACCGGCAGCGATCTCAGCACCGATGATGTTTTATTATCTGGTGGTACAGGTATAAGCGTAACTAGAATAAGTGCCGACGAAATTCAAATTGAAAATACTGCCACATTAGACCTCAGCGCAGTAGGTCAAAATATCGTTCCTAGCATAGACAGTGACGGTAGCACAGGATATGATTTAGGTAGCCCGACCTTCAAATGGCGAGATCTCTATCTTTCAGGCACAACTCTTTACCTAGGTTCAGCTCAGTTGACGTCATCAGGATCTGCATTAACTTTACCGGTAGGATCAACACTAGCTGGTGCTCCAGTAGGCAGTATTACTATATTAGGTTCAGTGGCAGACTCTACAGCACTGTCAGGAATCGTTGGTCCAACTATAGGTGATGGTTATATCACCATAGATCTAGGACATTTCTGGGTCTATACCAATGCTGCACCAGGTCCTGGTGTAGTTGCAGGATTCGTAGACTGCGGAGAAATCAGAGGACCTCAGGGACTAACAGGGCCACAGGGACTAATAGGACCACAAGGCATCCAGGGAGATCCAGGACCACAGGGAGATCCAGGTGCAACAGGTGCCACAGGACCAGCAGGGGCCACAGGAGCCACAGGTGCAACAGGTGCCACAGGACCAGCGGGGGACACAGGGGCCACAGGTGCAACAGGTGCCACAGGACCAGCGGGGGACACAGGTGCAACAGGTGCCACAGGACCAGCAGGTGCAGCTGGACAGGGTGTACCTACAGGCGGTACTACAGGACAAGTGCTGGCTAAGATTGACGGCACAAACTATAACACAGAATGGATCACAGTCGGTGATGGTGGTGGTGGCGCAGGATTAGGCACTAGGACCACTGCTGCTGGAACATCAGGTTCATTGGCTAATAACGGTGTAGGCCCAATCAACATCACTGGCGGATTTAAATCTTATGCTCTTCTAAAAATACAGGTAGACCGAGCTGCTTGGGTAAGGATTTATACCAGCGATGCAACTAGGACAGCAGATGTTTCTAGGACAGAAGGCACAGATCCAACTCCAGGTTCGGGTGTCATAGCAGAAGTGATCACTACAGGTGCTCAGACCATAGCTATCACTCCAGGAACCATAGGATTTAATGATGAGTCGCCTACGACTACTACTATTCCAGTGAGGGTAACTAACAAGAGTGGCAGCACTTCAACTGTCGAAGTAACATTGACTATACTACAACTAGAAGCATGATATGCCAGATTTTATCAAAGAGTATATCGTCACAATCAGAGATAAGAGTGACTTAGATCAGTTTTATCTCGATATGGAAAATCCAGGAACAAATTCCTATGTTCCTGATCGAAAAGTTGACTGCCTAAGGCGCAGACCAAACAGCAGAAATACCCATTATTTGCTGACCAAAGAAGAAGCTGAACAGCTTAGTAAAGATCCTCGTGTGCTAGCTGTGACACTGAATCACAAAGATGCAGGAATAAAAATCAGCTATCATTCTGATCTAGATCTAGCTAGCCAAACAGCAACATGGAGCAGAACAGACAGCATTTCTGCCGGTCAAAAAAATTGGGGGTTATATCGTACTACCCTATCTGATAATGTTCCAGGATGGGGTTCTGACACGGGCGGCAATCAAACTGCTACCATAGATCTTACTTCTACGGGCAAGCACGTAGACATAGTCATAGTAGATGGTAACGTATATCCAGAACACAGCGAATATTCCAGTAGGCTAGTGCAGTATGATTGGTATGCTAATCACCCAGGAGTTTGGCCCGAAGCACCAGAAAATTATACCTATAACGTTTATTCAGGACAGAATAATCATGCTACGCACATAGCAGGTATCGCGGCTGGCAGCACACAAGGTTGGGCCAGAGATGCTAACATTTATAATATAAGACACGATCAATTAGGAATCAATGACGAAGAAGTCATGCCTATAGGCTATATTATGGACTACATCTTAGATTTCCATGAAAATAAATCTGTTAATCCGACCACAGGTAGAAAAAATCCCACAGTAGTTAACAACAGTTGGGGACTATCATTTTCAGTTACTGATCCGAATCCTATAAATCCCCAAGTAGGTATTTCTAAGATCAGTAAAGTATTTTACAGAGGATTTTTAATTTCTGCCGAGGATCTCGGAAATACAGTAGTTGATACAGGATTCAGTGGGGTTTGTAATGCCAACACTCGGTTAGCTACCTTATCAAACTTAAAAGACGGTGGGAATAGGATTACTACATCTAGCAATACTGTAGGTAGTTGTAGTTCGATTGTTTTAAATCTACAAGGCGATACGGGACTAGTAGATCAAGGCGTACCTACATCATCTAATTCGGGCGGAGTAGATATCTATGATGATGCTTACTGGTCTTTAACTCTGCCATTTGATATTTTTTACTGCGGCGGAACCTACGGACCTTCAGCTGGAGATCCGGCATTAAGAAATATCTATGTAGGATCTAACAGTTATGTGACATTCAACGCAGGTTTTACAGCCACCTTCGTCGGAGCCGGTGCCCCAGCTGCGAGAAAGATACATATATCAGCCGGAGATCGTAGCTGCCAGCGCCTGTGGGCAGGAACTTCTGGGGTTGCTCCAAATAGAACGTATAGAATCAGATGGGAAGGTCATGATGGTGCCAACGGTGGTGTTTTAGGATCTCCTTCATTTCTATGGGAAATGACCTTTTATGAATCAGCCGGTAGTGGATCCGGCGTGACCAATGCTACCATAGATTTACACGTCGGTGATAACTCTTGCTACAGAGGAGAATTTACCTTTGAGCAGTTAGAAGCCTATGGAATTTTAGCTAATCAAGGTTATGCAGCACCTATCAGAGATGCTAGCCTAGATGCCGATATACAAGACTGCATAGATGCAGGAGTAATCTTTGTGGGATCTGCAGGCAACGGAGGGTATAAGATAGATACCACTGCTGGAGTCGACTACAACAACTATTTCTTAGACAACGGCGAACAAATATTTTACCATAGAGGATCAAGTCCCGGAAGTAGCACATCATCGATGATCTGTGTAGGGGGCATGGACAGCATTTCCATCGAACCTAAAATATTCGGTGGTGGAGGAACTCCACCAAGCAATACTGGTCCGGGAGTAGATTTATATGCTCCCGGAAAAAATGTTATTTCATCTGTGTTTAACAGCCTAGGTAATCCTGGAGGAAATCAAGATGGAATAGTCAACGATGGATCAACTACTATAAGTACTGATTCTAATGCTACCACTGCTGTTAGATCTTCTAACACAGCGACTATAACCACTACCTCAGCGCATGGGTTAATCACAGGAACGCTGGTAACCATAGATTTCGGCCTAGGCAATTCTTTCAACACATACATGACCTCTATCATCGTTACAGGTGCTACTACCTTTACCTATGCTAATACAGAAACCAACGAGGGACCGGTCTCGGTATCAGGTACGATCTATACAGGTTACATCTATCAAAAATACAACGGAACTAGCATGGCCACTGCACAGGTCACAGGATTAGTGGCTTTAGCTTTGGAAACGTATCCTAACATGAATCAATCTTCAGTTAAAAATTACGTCATTGGTTATGCAAAATCAGACAAAATGTTTGACACTGAAGGTGGTTTTACTGATAACACTTCTCTGCAAGGCGGTCCTAACAGGACAGCATTTTATTTCAAAGAAAGAGCCAGCACAGGAAACGTTTACCCTAAGACAAACTGCAAGATAAGACCTTCAACTGGAATGATATATCCAAGACATAGAATCTTTAGATTCTAAAGGACTTCAGTATGTCAGAAATGAAAAAATATGTAGAAGGCAAAGAATACATCGTAACTTTACAGGATTTCAACGACCTCGAAGAATTCTACGACGACATGCAGATGCTAGGCAGGAATCCTGGCACTTATGTTCCTGAACGATCAGTTGAATGTGTAGATTCTAGACCTGGTAGTAGAAACACACATTACATACTAACGTTCTGGGAAGCAGATGAACTTCGACAGGACCCTAGAGTTAAGTCTGTAGAACTACATCCTAGATATCTTGGTGTCAAGGCAGGAACCTTTGCTACACAAACACAGACTTCTAGCAACTGGAATAAAAGCACTTCAACTAGCAGTAATATGTTAAACTTTGCATTGCTGAGATGCAGTGAAGAAACAAATAGATCAAATTGGGGCACAGGCGGAAATGCTAATCAAACTGGCACAGTTACACTAACATCCACAGGAAAACACGTAGACGCAGTCATTATCGACGACAACGGTCTAGTATGGAATCATCCTGAATATGCCGTTAATGCAGACGGTACAGGCGGAACTAGGGCTATTCAATATAATTGGTTCCAGCACGATCCTGTAGTTAAAGGTACTCCAGCCGGAACATACACCTATGGAACTGCTTCACATTCTACTCACGTGGCTGGAACAGTGGCAGGTAGCACACAAGGTTGGGCTAGAGAAGCCAATATCTATAATATATATTATCTTGCTGGTGATAATGCTGACTTTAACTTTCCCTATGTCATGGACTATGTTCGTGAATTTCATAGAACTAAATCTGTCAATCCTGCCACAGGTAGGAAGAATCCGACCATTACTAATAACAGTTGGGGGATGAGCATATTTCCCAGTGAGTGGAGTTTTTCCGATATCACAGCAGTCACTTACAGAGGTACGAGATATACACCCCCAGGAGGGGGAACTGTGACCTACACTGGATACAGCGGCGTTTGTACATCAAATACCAGATTAGCCACCCTAGTTGGTCAGGAAAATATAGGAAACAGGATTACAACTACAGGCCCGTATACTCCACCTGGTGGTAATATCGTAGAATTTCCTCCTTCGTGGTCTCAAGAAGGACAACAGGTTTATTTGTCAACATTGTCTCAACCAAATAATACCTATGAAGTTATCATCGACGGACCTGCAGATTTAAATTTAGTACACGATATAGCTATGGATGCTGTGGCCGGAAATATGACACTAGACATAGAAATAATAATTCGAGACCAAAGCGATAATATAGTGCATACTTACAGCGACGGAGCGTCAACTACTAATGGTGGATCTATAGATGCTACTATCAACGAAACCAATGTGGCATTGCCTGGAGATCAAAATTATACAGTGACATTTAACACAGCTATCACAACCGACGGACAAAACGTTATATATGCAGGAATATTAAGTTTAACAGTGATCACAGAATCCACTGCTGCTACTGCGTCGGTGACAGAAATAACAAACACATTATTAGGACCTGCTTCTTTGACCGCGTCGACTGCTCCAACAACAGGAAGTAACGACGACGGATTTTGGTCTCTAAATTTGCCATTTAACATCACATATTTGGGGACAAGTTATAGTACAATTTATGTAGGAACGAACCACTATGTTACATTCGGCGGAGGGTCTACAAGTTACTCCGGCTTGGGAGCATCTAATCCCAATCTTCCAAAGATCATGTGGAGTTGTGCAGACAACAGTGTTCAGAGAATTTACTACGGTGTAGAAGGTGCAGACACAGGAACATATACAGTAACTAATTCAGGTGCAAGTTCTTACACGATAAATTCTTCATCTAATCCGACTTTAACTCTGAAAAAAGGAGGAACATATACATTCGATGTCAGTGCCGGCGGGCATCCTTTTTGGATTAAAACTGCTCAAGTCACTGGAACAGGGGATGCTTATAACACCGGAGTAACTAATAACGGTATAGCTTCTGGGACTATCACATTTACTGTTCCAGAAGATGCTCCATCCACACTTTACTATATTTGTCAATTCCATAGTTCAATGACTGGAACTATAAATGTAGTTGCAGGTACGCGAACATACAGAGTACGCATAGAAGGAAACGCATCAACTTCAGGAACACTAGGCTCACCTAACATGCTCTGCGAATATGTATTTTATGAAGAATTTCCTACTAGGATAGATCTACAACTAGCTCAAAACAACAGAAAAACTAGCTCAGGCAGCGGATTCACCACAGAACAATTAAACAGTTGGGGATTTATCGCAGGTCAGCGTATTCCAAAACGTGTATCTGCCCTAGACGCTGACATAGAAGATGCTATAGCAGACGGAATAATCTACGTAGGAGCGGCTGGTAACGGATTGTGGAAACATGATATTCCGGGCGGCGCGGACTGGAACAACACTTTTGAAATGGCTAACAGATATCCCGACAGTGTGCTGAATCCTTACTATTATATGCGAGGATCAAGTCCTACAGCTAATGACACTACTGCACACCCAGATGGCGCATTTGAAATACCTAATATCTCCGTGGGTGCTATAGACGTGACTACCACTGATCAAAAATCTTTTTATAGCGACTGCGGGCCAGGTGTTGATATCTGGGCGCCGGGCACATCTATCATAAGCTCAGATATATCAGGGGTTAGCGATAGCCGAAGTAGTGGAACTACATATTATGTGTCTAAAAAGAGTGGGACTAGCATGGCTAGTCCGCAGGTCTGCGGCATATTAGCCTGTGCTCTAGAACAAAACCCTCATTGGAATCAATATCAAGCCAAGGCTTACATCACAGGCATAGCCAAACTCGACCAGCTAATTGCTACATCGGGAGGTCCAGCTGATATAAGAGATATACAAGGGGCTCCTAACTTGTTCTTATACTATAGAAAAGATCGTCCAGAATCTGGGTTAAGCGTACCTCGAGATACTAACGGATTTCGGCCCGACACAGGTCAGGTTTGGCCTAGGCCCAAGATTTATAGGTGGGGTATCTGACCGTTTTTTAATATCCTAGATTTAGGTAAATATAAAAAACGGAGCAAAAATGCCATTATCTATATGGACACAATCTTCAGGATTTAGCCTAGGTACACTCAACGAACGTCAGAGTGTTAACATCAATTTTCCAGTTAGTAATACGACTGATATCGTTTTCAGCTTGATATCTGGATCTCTGCCGAAAGGTCTTAGAATTTCGGGATCGAAAATCATAGGAACTCCGTTCGAAGTTGTGCGGACCACAGAATACAAATTTGTAATACGTGCGAAAAATAATCAGAATGATTTTTCTGATAGAACATTCATCATAACTATTCTAGGTTCTGATGAACCGCAATGGATCACACCTCCTGGATTGTTACCAGTCGGATCAAATAATGCTTACTATATTTTAGACAGCAGTTTCATAGATTTCCAGTTAGAAATATCCGACACAGATACAGCAGCCGGTCAAGATGTTAGTTTTTTCATAGCTAGCGGCGAAGGAGAACTACCCCCGGGATTGATATTATTGCCTAACGGACGGATCACCGGATTCGTGCAACCGTTATTAGCCATTCCCTTAGAATCTGGCGACGGATCATATGATTCGGATTTATTTGACAGAGTTGCCTATGATTTTGGTTATCGACCTGGCAACGGATATGACACTTACGTTTTTGATTCTACTATTTTTGATTTTTATGTACCTACGGGTAGACCTAGAAAACTGAATCGTAATTATGAATTTATCGCCACAGTCACTGATGGCGACACAGTTACGAAACGCAAATTTCGAATATACGTAGTAGGAGACGATTTCTTTAGAGCCGATAACATTATTACATCGGCAGGTCAAGGTACTTACACAGCAGATGCTACTTATGTAAGAGCTCCCATATTTACTACACCATCAAATCTTGGATTACGTAGAGCAAATAATTATCAGACATTCAAGATTGACATCTATGAAGGATTTACAGACCTCGGCCCGGTGATATTTTCTTTGCCCGAAGTTAACGCAGACATAAATGGAATTTGCAAAAAAGAAGTTGGTACAGATAATAGTCTAGGTGGGTCAGAAATACGTATAGAGAGATCTTCAGGATCTCCCATAGAAGGGCAAAAAATTACCTTAAATGGAGAATTCGCCGGCGCCACCGGCGAAATTTATACGATAACAAATGTCGATGTATTAGGCGGTGATTCTTATCGGTTAACTATTTCTCCTGCATTAGAAGTGAATATCCCTAACGGGACAACCATTTATATCGGAGACGACAGCATCCTACCACCGGGAATGCAATTTGATGCAACAAATGCAGAAGTATTTGGAGTAGTTCCTTATCAACCGGCCGTGACAAAAAATTATAAGTTTACTATAAAAGCTATTAGGTTTGGTCAGGGCACTGAAATTTCAGTCAGCAGAAGGATATTTACAGTCAGTATCCTCGGTGAAGTTGACAGTGTTATGAATTGGATTAGCCCTGACGATCTCGGAACTATCGATGCCGGTTATGTTAGCACACTTAGTGTATTAGCTAAAAGCACGATCGCAACCTCTGCTGTTTTATATACTCTAGAAGACGGTAAACTACCTCCAGGATTAACACTTAGTTTAGATGGTGAATTAGTAGGTAAAGTAAATCAAATTCGAGAACAAAATTTATACAGAAGCTTATGGAAAAACAATGAAAATTATGAAGTTGATGATCTAGTAAAAATTAACAACACTCGACCAATTAAATCTGTGACACGTCGTCGAAACACGGCCTATGTTGTGACCAATGCCGATCACGATTTTAAAACAAACGACCTAGTAGAAATTATTTCTAATGATCTAAATTTTAATTATTATTCAGCTATCAGTGTTACCGTTGCTCCGATTGAGTTGGAATCTTTTTCTTCCATTATTGGTAACGGTCCTTATAGAATAACTTTTTTAATACCAACACAAAAAGTGGCTCCTTTAGCACCGGTGTTTAGTAAAATTAAAGGAGTAGCTGTTTCTACATTTCCTGCAGTTTACAATAATATCACAGTAAAATCTACATCAGGAGCAGGTATCGGAGCCATATTTAGAGTCGAAAAAGGTAACAATGGTATAAGTGGAACTCCAACCTATATAGGTGTAACTGCTATTACATTAATCGATCCGGGAACGGGATATCTCCCCGGAGATATCATAACCTTATCAGGATCCGATCTCGGAGGAGTTGATGTTATCAACGATCTAAGTTTTGAAACATCAAATGGATTTGAATTTTATTACAAAATAAATGGCAACAGTAACAATAATTACAATGGAAGATTTTTTGCTACTTCTAGTTCTGTAAGCAGCATTACATTAAACTTCGATTCAAATCCTGGAACTTTTGGTACAGGTCTAATCAGCATCAGCACTGGCCCTGGAACCTACTCTGCTCAGACACAGATCACTCCGTTGAACTATTTTACATATCCTAATAAGGGAACATCAATCGCTATGAAGATAGCCGAAGGAACAACTTACAATTCTCCAACATTCTATAAATGCAAAGTAGATCATAACAGTGGTCTTAGTTTTGATATTACAAAATGGAATGTTTATAATTTCCCAGAATCAGATAAATCTCTAACTGTTTTTGATACTAGTTCTACCACATTTGATGGATCTAATACCACTCTTGATAGAAAATATACGTTTACAGTCATGGCTAGAGATCAGCTGAAATACAGCGCTATAACAAAAACATTTACCCTTACTATAACCGTACCTGATAATTTATTTTACAGCAACATTTCTGCTAGACCATTCCTAAAACTAACACAACGGAATTCATTTAAGGATTTTATTAACGATTCAAATATCTTTGATCCCAGATACATCTATCGTCCGAGCGATCCGTATTTTGGCATACAGAATGAGCTAAAAATTTTAATCTACGCCGGAATTGAAACCAAGGCAGCAGTAGAATATATCAGTGCCATTGGTAGAAATCATAAATCTAAAAGATTTAATTTTGGTGACATCAAAAAGGCAGTGGCAAAAGTTCCTGGCACAAATAATGTAGTTTATGAGATAATTTATCTTGAAATGAAAGATCCTTTGGAAAAAGGAAAAGATTATCTTCCTAATACTATCAAATACTCAGCCACAAATGTAAAAATAACTGTGGATCAAAATAATGATTTTTATATCGGAAATCAAAGTTTGAACAGTGTTCACTGGAAACGTCCTATACCATTTAATGTTACTTTAGACCGTAACGATGTGTTTGCCGGAGATTCTAATACTACGTGGAGATTTCCCAGCAGCATAAGCCTATGGAGATACAGGATCAAAAACATGGCAGATACTGCTAGCGAGCGCAATTATCTACCCTTATGGATGCGCAGCATACAGCCCGGAGAAACGCAGGAAATCAACTATGTAGCAGCAGTTCCGTTATGTTACTGTAAACCTGGAACCGCAGATGAAATACTTTTAAATATTAAAAACAGCCAATTTGACTTTAAATTATTAGATTACACCATAGATAGATATATAATAGATTCTGTAGACGGCTATTACGCAGATAAATATCTAATATTTAGAAATGATAGGACTACAATAACATGACCAGTGCCATAGTATCAGCAACGATAGACGCAGATTTTCCTGTAGCAGGACAGGACAATGACAGCCAAGGATTCCGTGATAATTTCCAAATTATCAAAGACGGACTAGCTACTGCAGGCAGCGAAATCACTGTGCTGCAAAATTCAGCTGCTAAGTTAGACGATGACAACGATTTCAATGGAAATGTCATAGATAATGCACAGACCAATAGATTGTATGGTACCGTTTATCCCATAAACACCAGCACAGCTACAACTAACATCAGTTTAAACAATGGTGAATATCAAGAAGTTACTATGGAAGGGAATCATACCTTAAGATTCACTGATTGGCCTGAAGACAATCTTTACGCTAAGGTACGCCTACAGCTTCGAGGAGATGGCGGCAGCCATGCTATCACTTTTGCTACCGAAGGTGGCGGCGTGATTAGAAAAGAAATCACACAAGCTCTTGCACAGGCAACTGGTGCTTCTAGAAACCCTTCTACAGGCACAGTCACTTCTACTAAATTTGCTTTTCCTACAGCTAATATCACAGGTGGAACTTTTGAAGAGGGTGATTCTCTTTATGGAACAAATCTCTCTGGAAGCGTTACTATCGATAGTCCAAACGGAATCAAGACTGTAACATTAACTGCTATTGCAACTTCGCAGCCTACAACAATAGGCTACAGCGATATCGATCTCAGTGGTGTAGTTACTGTCACTGGTTCTACTTCAGGTCTTACTGTCGGCACAAAAGTTAGATTATCGGATGTGGGATTCATGAGCGGGATTTCTACTGGTGTGGATTATTTTGTGTTTGATATCAATGCCGGCGACTTTACTCTAGCCGCTACTTACGTTGATTCTCTTGCAGGAAATCCATTAACCGGATTAAGTGGAGCTCCATTTTCCGGAGCGGCCACTGCTACATTTTCGGAATTAGACCCCAATTCTAATAGGGTTACAATCACAGTATCAGACAGCACTGCATTATATGTAGGAATGCCGGTTAAATTCACTGGAACAGGTTTAGCGGGTAGTGGATTAACTTCTGGTGTAGATTACTACATCATTAAAGTAATTGATCCAACTGGTATACGTCTTAGTGGTACTCTAAATGGGCCTCCGTTGGCACTTACAACTACAACTTCCGCCGGACTATTAACAATGGTTCCCACCACTGTTTTCACAACTATTCATTCTAGCCAAGTAGTTACTAGCCAAGATAATCTTACTCTAACTACAGCTGACAGCATATTTCCGACACCGTTTACTGTTCCTACAGATACCAGCAGAGTTCGATTTGTTGAAGCTTGGACAGCAGATGGCGGAAATAATGTTTTTATAAAATATCTTGGTGAATACGCATGATGATACATCCATTGGCTGAAGATTTTAGTCGACTAAAAGATATCGAAATCGAAAATAGGTTACAAGATCTTAGCAAAAAATATTATCAAACTCAAAACCCCAACGTTAAACAACAGATAGCCATTTTTATCGACATCTACAAAACAGAGTTAAACTCTCGTAGGATGAAAGCCATGGAGCAACTCTACCAAAAACGCGACAAAGACCTTGACAGCCTCATAAAAGTCAATTAAAATCTAAGGATGAAGTTTGACAAATTTGGCAATGCCATCTATCAAGATCGAGATATCATCGAATTATTCTATCAAAATAAAGAAATTTATCTAGATAAAATTTTAGTTGAAGATTCAAAAGAAATATCTCTATTTGAAAAAAATTTCAATGTTAAATTAAAAAAGATTGAAGAGTTTTTTTACGATATCGATTTAACAGAATTTGATAAATCTTGCCAACAAGATTGGTTTATTCCAGACGAATATAAAAAAATGGACATAGAAGGATTTCTAGCATATAGATGTCCCAAAGAAAATTATCAAAGACTTATCGAAGAACTAGAAGAATTCCGTAATCGAGATATGTTACCCTTACTAAAAGTTTTAAAATATCTAGTAGATACTTTTAGGAAAAATAACATAGTTTGGGGAGTAGGCCGAGGCAGTAGTGTAGCTAGTTATACCTTATTTTTGCTAGGCGTGCATAAAATTGACAGCATCAAATATAATTTAGATTGGCGCGAATTTCTGAGATAAGTATAGTTATAATCAAAAGGAGAAAGTTATGCCAATGAAACCAGCACCGGCTAAAGTTTACAAAACTATGCAGGGCAAAGAAATCGATCTAGATAAACTTCGTACAAAAAACGAAATGACACTAGCCGTAGGAAACTCAAGAGTCAATGCTCGTGGAGATGAGATCGGACCCGGAGGAAAGATCATTCGAAAACGAGAAGAAATCATGGCCGAATATTACACAGGAAAACCAGAACCAAAAGAGGATTAAATGGAAGCTATCAAAGGAAAATTAAGACCACTTCGAAAAAATATTTTAGTGACCGATATGAGTTTCGAAGAAAGGAAAACTTCTTCAGGCATTATCCTTAGAAGTGATGATGGTAAATCACACGGAGTTAGACCTAGATGGGCTCGAGTTTGGGCTGTCGGGCCCGAACAAACTGATGTTAAAATTGGTGAATGGGTTTATATCGAACACGGTAGATGGAGCCGCGGTGTTGAAGTTGAAGAGGATGATAAAAAATTCACCATCAGAATGGTAGACCCTGAATGCATTCTGTTGACATCAGCAGAAGAACCAAATGATCATTATATAGGTGAATGATGACTAATCTTTTCAAAGATCAAGAAAAATTCATGAAGGCCTGCGATCAAACAGTGGAAGTAAAAAATATCAGCCAATACGAAATGTACTATGGATTGATCAAAGAAGAAGTCGCCGAACTCATGCAGGCTAAATCTGCTGGAGATCGAGTAGAACAACTCGATGCTCTTATTGATATTCTAGTGGTCACCATAGGTGCTATCCATAGCATGGGTGCCGATGGTGAGGGCGCATGGAAAGAAGTCATGCGCACCAATTTCGCTAAAATTGACCCGTCAACTGGAAAAGTACGAAAGCGCAGTGATGGAAAAGTTTTAAAGCCTGAAGGTTGGACTCCGCCTGGACTGACACAGTTCATTAAATAATACCAAAGGACTTGTAAAGTCTTTTTTCTTTTGCTATACTTGTAGCATGCCTATACCTTTGCGTGATGACTTAATGGTGCAACAACAGATCTCTAATTCATGGGAACACATGGTCGGTGTGATCATGCTTAATCAAACTGGTCGCAAACCTGTG